AGCAACAGTCAAAGCAAGTTTCCCTAGTGTTACTGGTGCTGTAACTGCAACACATACAGAATTAAATCTAATAGATGGGGTAACAGCGAATACAACAGAATTAAATTATGTAGATATTACAACTTTAGGAACAGCACAAGCATCTAAAGCAGTAACAGCAGATGCAAATGTTGATGTTACAGGACTTAGAAACCTAACAGTATCTGGAACTTTAACGATTGGCTCTAATACAGCAACAACCCTACAAGCAGTTTATCCAGTAGGTTCTATTTATATTAACGCAGCAGTTACAACTAATCCTGGCACATTATTAGGGTTTGGAACTTGGGTAGCCTTTGGAACTGGTAGAGTAATAGTAGGTTATAATGCAAGTGATGGTGATTTTGATGCACTCCAAGAAACTGGTGGTGCAAAAACGCATACATTATCTACTGCTGAAATGCCTTCACATACACATACATCTTCTTTAAGAGGTAATGGCGAAGATGAATTACAAAATATACCATCAGCATCTGATAATACAGACCCATCATTAACAATGACCACGGCAGCAACAGGTGGTGGTGGGGCACATAACAATGTTCAGCCATACATCGTGGCTTATATGTGGAGACGGACTGCGTGATATATCAGTCAAACCAACCTAAAGGAATGGTAAAAGATTCTAACCCAACCACTTTGCCACCTGAATACTTTTCTCACACCGAGAATGTTAGGTTTGAAGATGGGGCAGCTAAGAAAATATCAGGGCATGACACCCCTTTCCCAGCAGCCGACCCAACAGTAGCTCCTTATCAAGTTTTAAACTGGGCTACGGGAGCTAATAATTATTGGTTCTACGCAGGGGCAGCAAAGATATACAGAACAGACGGCTCAACACACACAGACTTTACTAGGACATCAGGTGGAGATTACTCTACTAATTTAACAGCTAAAGGTAATTGGGATGTATCTATTTTTAATGGGCTACCTATTTTAAATAATGAGGCAGATGACCCACAATGTTTAGCAACCACAGGTGCGAGTAAACTTACTGACTTAACAAACTGGGCAGCAAGTACAACTTGTAAATCTATAAGACCTTATGGCAATTACTTGATTGCTTTAAATTTAACAGAGTCATCAGTTAATTATCCTAATAAAATTAGATGGGGAGATGCAGCAGAAAATGTAGCACTACCAAGCACCTGGACGGCTGGTGCAACTAATGATGCAGGTGCTACAACAGTAGGGGATAACGGAGATTATATAATTGACGGGGTTCAGTTAAAACAATCTTTTATTATCTACAAAGAAAAGACTACATGGTTGATGAACTACATAGGTGGCAATTTAGTATTTAGTTTTCAAAAGTTATTTAGTGACACTGGGGTTTTATCAAAGAACTGTGTTGCCGAATTTAATGGCAAACATTTTGTTTTAACCAATGGAGATATAATAGTACACGATGGTGTGTCTAAAAAATCCATAGCAAGTAATGTAATTAAAAGAACATTGTTTGAAGAAATAGATGGTACAAATTATGCAAATACTTTTGTAACCCACAATATTCAGAAGGGAGAGATATGGGTTTCATATCCAACTGTTGGGTCAACATACTGTAATAAAGCATTGATTTATAACTATAATAATTCGTCATTTAGTTTTAGAAGTTTGCCAGGAATATTAGGCATAGGTCTTGGAGTAGTAAACCCAAATGCAACCAGCGTATTATGGTCAGCACAATCACAAAGTTGGGTAGCTTATAATACAACAGCAACATGGGGGGAGAGAGCATACAACCCAACAGAAACATCTATGTTAATGGCAGGTACAAGCGATACAAAATTATACAGAGCAGACCAAGGGTTTGACTTTAATGGTGCTAACTTTACCATGACTTTGGAGAGAAAAGGGATAGTGCTAGATAACAACCCAAACACAGTAACCCAGGTAAGAAAGGTTACGCCAAGGTTTGCAGGAACAGGAAGTGCTGAAATATTTGTAGGAAGCTCAATGAGCCCTAACGGAACATATACTTATACAGCATCGCAAAGCGTAAATCCAAACTCACAGAATAAAGTAGATGCGAGAGCAACAGGTAAATACATAGCTATTAAGTTTCAAAACACAGCAGGAACAACCTTTGAACTAAACGGCTACGACATAGAATACGAGGTATTAGGAGAGAGGTAATGGCACAAGCACCAAGATATACACCAAATCCAGTACCCAGCAATCCTGAAGATTTGCCACAATACCTTATGCAAGAATTTGCAAAACTACAAGGTGCGTTAGAAGAAAACCCAACTACTTATATTGAGGTTAAAAATGCAGCACCAGCTAGAATCAAACAAGGAGATATTGTTTATGGTGATGGCACTAACTTTAATCCTGGAAGTGGAGAGGGAATTTATTTTAGAAACGCAGCAGGGAGCTGGGTTAAACTAGGATGATATATATATCAGGAGTCTTGCCTAAATATTTACCCGATGTGTGGGAAGATTGCGAACCTTATATTGAGATGGGCAACTCAAGAAGTAAAGACGAACAAAACACACACGACATATATCACAAGATTAAAAATGAAGAGATGCAGTTGTGGGTTTTAAGCAATGATGATAAAGAAATAATCTCCGTATTAACTACCGAGATAATTACATACCCACAAAAAACTACTTGCAGAATTGTAACGCTAGGTGGGAAAGATTTAGATTTATGGGTGGAGGATTGGTTACAGACATTAGAGGCATGGGCATTAGAGAACGGATGTGAAGCCATAGAGACTTGTTGTCGAAAAGGATTTGCAAAAAAACTAGAGAAATTTGGATATGAAAATACATACACAGTTCTTAATAAAGAACTATCAGTTAAACATTAGAGGTACACATTATGGGTAAAGGAAGTGGAGGTGGTTCACAAACCACAACAGCTATTCCATGGTCGGGACAAGCTCCCTACATAAGCGACATATATCAAAAAGCACAAGCTAGATATAACGAAGGAGCACAACAATTTTTTCCTGGTCAAACTTATGCTGGAATAACCGAAGACATGGAGGTTGCTGAACAGCAACTCAGGGCAAACCTTCTCCCACAACAAGGCTTAGCAGACAATATACTGGCTGCCCAAAATTATGGGTTAATGTCCCCACAGAATTTAGCTTCTAATCCTTACTTGGCTGGTGCAACAGAAGCTGCACTCAGACCTTTGTATGGGCAGACGCAAGGTTTATTACAACAAGCTAGACGAGATGCAACAGGTGCAGGTCAGCTTGGTGGAACACGACAAGCTATTTTAGAACAAGGCGTGATAGGAGATTACTTGCAAAAAGCAGGAGACATATCTTCTACTATGTATAGTGATGCTTATAAAGACGCACAAGCGAATCAGCTTAAAGCATTAGCTTTAGCACCACAGGCTCAACAAGCAATAACCCAACCTGCTATGCAGTTGGGAGCATTAGGTGCATCTGAACAAGCAAGACAACAACAAGCTATTGATGAACAAAGAGCAAGATTTGAATTTGCTCAACAAGCTCCTGACGAAGCACTAACTAGATACTCTAACCTTGCAGGAAGTAATGTACTGCCAGGTGGTAGCACTACTACGGCTGAAGGTGGAGGACCTAGCTTTGCACAAAAAGCAATCGGTGGAGGGTTAATGGGACTAGGCACTTATAGTGCATTAGCACCAGTAGCAGCAGGTGGGTCAGCATTGTTAGGTGGGACAGCAACTGCTGGTATTGCAGCAATGGCAGGACCAATAGCTTTAGGCGTTGGGCTATTAAGTTTATTTGATTAATTAAGGAGATATTATGAGTTACAATTTGTTTGGATGGCAGTTATTTAAGACAGAAGAAGAAAAGAAAAAAGAATATGAAGGCAACATTTCTACAAACATAGCAGCAATGGAAGTACAAAATCGTGCTAACAGAAATGCTCTAACTTGGAGTAATAAATCTTCAGGGTTTCGTTCACCAACTGAAGAGTCTCGTATAATAGATACTAAAAATCCGTCTATTAATCCTTTCAGCCCTAACTATAAAACATACGGAGAGTTATCTGAAGCCGAAAGAGTAAAGGATATCGAACTTGGAAAGCCAGGGATGATAGAGAGAAATTTGGGTTGGTTAATAAATCCTGGTGATAGCCCGTATATCGGTGGGCGTACTGATACAAGACCTATCCCTCAAAAAACGGATGCACAAATTAAAAACCTTCCTCTTCAAGAATTATTGGCACAACCTTGGACTCCTAATATGCAGACACAAATTAATAATTTAACAAAGTATGGGAAGAACCTAAACCCAACGCAAAGGGCTTTTCAAGCAAAGCTAGAAAGCTCAGTAGGGGATGTATATAATTTAGGTGCAAAAAGTGGGCTTAAAGAAGCAGCAACTCCAGCAGCAGCAGGTAAAGGAATAGATTATCTGTCCTTATTAAAAATATTAGGCATGGTAAATAGTCCCCAAGCAACAAGCAATGTTAATAAAGGAATTACCCCAGGCGTTACGCCAGGTGTAGCAGGGGCTAAGATAAAAGAAGAAGATTTATATGCTAGATACAGGAGATAAGAATGGCAAAAGAAGAAGACAAGCTACAAGAAATTGCTAAGGGACTGGGTGGCGTACTAGCTCCATCATCTCAGATTAACGACCCAGCACAAATGTTAGCAGCTATACAAAACGCTGCCCTGTTAAGAGCAGGTATTGGTTTATTGGGTAGAACCAAGATGGGAGAAAATGAATGGGATAAAGCTGGTAGGGTTATAAGTGATGTGGCTACTGATGCAGCAGAGCAAGTCAAAGTATTAGCAACGGCAGGAACTACGGCAACATCTGCTAAAAAAGAAACTAGAGCAAATGTCAAAGATGCTGCAACTCTTTATGATAAATACTTTTTTACTAAAGACGAACTCACTGGGGCATTAACCCAATTACAACAAGGTCTCCAAGAGGCAGGTGTAGAAGCACCTACCCATGAATTTTTCAAAAATAATTTATTTAATGATGCTTATGTCTTAGGGAATCAAGGACATTTTGATAACTTCTTAGAGTTTCACAAAGGGCAAACAACTACTGCAAGGGACTCAGGCAAGGAAGAGCCACCTACATGGGAAGAAAGTTTTAACACTTACGAGATACTAAGGAACACAAGGTAATATGCCAACGGAACAAGAAAAGGAACTGTTTAATAAGATTAACGGCACAGTAACCAGTGGTCCAGCTATTACTAATCCTACGGATGAACAAATGTTTGATAAAATTAACGCTGGTAGTAAGTACGAAGCAGTTATGAATAACAATATTGGTGTTGATAGTGGCAATGTAGAAGGAATAGCAAACGAGGCTGAGGCTATGGCGTTTGCAGGAACATTAGGGTTCACTGACACATACAGAGGGGTCAAGCAGTTTCTTGAATTTGACGAAAAAGAAATGGCTAAAGACCAAAGGAAACTAAATCGTATTTTCAGAAACAAAGAATATGGGGGAAAAGCGTTAGCTGCTTACATGGGTGGCATTGTTGCTGACCCAGCAGGTTGGATTATTCCATTAGCTAAAGCAAAATCTGTGGCTTCAATGGTTAAACAAGGCGTTGCTTATGGCACAGGTATTGGCGCAGCCTCTTATGTTGATGAAGACATGGGTTTTAGCAGATTAGAACAAGCAGGTATTGGTGCTGTTGGTGGTGGTGTTATCACTGGGGGACTAGGATTAGCAGGTAGGAAATGGTTTGGCTTTGACGCTTTACCTAAGACAACCGATGACGCACTAGAAAAATTACCAAGCAAGAATTTACAGATAGAACAAACACGAACAAAGAATATAAGAAGACAAGAAGCTGAAGTAAGAAGAGTTATGAGTGATGGGTTGATTGATGAAAAATTAACCTTGATGGAATCGTATAGAAAAAATGCAATGAAACCTGTATGGGATAGATGGGTACAAAACCCCATAGCTCCAATAGCAGGAGTTGGGGCAGGATATGGTACTTATAAAATATTAGAAGAATACAACGAAACAGAAACAGCAGAACAATTTTTATTCAACGGGCTTATGATTGGGGCAGGTTATGTGGCAGGTAAAAAACTTATAGGAAATCCTTTAAATAAAAACGAGTGGTTTAATGAAAAAATGCACAAGCACATTAGCACTGAAAATCGTATGCACCCTGACCTATTAAAACTAGACAGGGAGTTAGATGGACGAGCTGGTACTTATATTGACCGATTAGCTGTTATAAACAAAGAACTTGACAAGCTAGATGATAATGGAAGAAGGATAGCTTATAACTTATTTGGTGGAGACTTAGGCTCTGATGAATTAATAGCTATGTCTAAAGGGGAAATTGTTAAGAGGGTAGGTTTGGCTAAAGGAATTAACCCTGAGACAGGAGTTAAGTGGACACCTGAAGAATTAAAAGGATTATCCAAAAAGAAACAAAAAGAATTATTAGAAAAAGAAACTCATAAGAAAGAAAGAATAGAAGACTATCTTGGTGGGCAGAAAAAAGAATTAGATGCTAGTGGAAAAGAAACTGGCAGAATAATTGACACTCCTTTAAAAACTCCAGTCCCTGCTGATGTTGAAAAAATTATTGGACTCAGCAATGACCACGCAAAACTAATGAAAGAGATTGGAGAGGACATGAGGTTGGCTGGTCTTTTAGATGATGATGTTTTTAAAACAAACATAAACAATTATATTAAAAGGAACTATGAGGGAATTGTAAACGCCAAAGGAATCAACAAAGCAAACAAGTGGCTAGAAAATTTAAGTAAAATTAGGGGAGATTCCACTTTCTCAAGAGGAAGCAAATATATTCTAGGTAAAAAATCAACCTTTACTGTGAAAGAACTTAAAGAAATTCTGCCAAAACTAAGAGATGAAAGAAGGTTTGATTATAGAATTAATAAATTATACGGGAAAAAAACAGATGGTTACAATAGGCTCATCAACAGAATTGACGATGAAGCTGACCCACAATATAACAAAGCATTAAGTGCAGATGACCAAGCATCTAACTATGGCGTTGTTATTAGAAAAGCAAAAGACAAAGATGGGAAACTAACTGGCGAATACGAAATAATAACTCAGCTATCTAAGAAAGAAAGACTTGAGCTTGGGGAGTTAGATAATGCAGCTTTACAACTAGCTAAAACAGCACAAGAATTAAGAAGCACTGTGGGCATAGGGAAGTTTTATGCACAACTGTCTGATTTGGGAACTAAAGAAGGCTGGGTATTAGATAGTGCGTCTTTGCTAATGAAACAACTTGGGGCTAAAGGACTTATCCAGTCTGAAAAGATAGGAATAAATGGTAAGCCATTAATTAGCAGCACAAAGACAAGAGAAATTGAAACAGAAATGAACAGACTAAGGTATGGCGATGAATCATTGCCTGTTACTGGAGTTCCTGGGCAACCATTACCCCCAGTACCATACGCTAATCTTGGCAAGTATAATAAATTACAAAAAGAATTAGCTAAAGAACAGAAAGAAGCTGTAAAAGAATTTAATAAATTAAAAAAAGAAGTTAAAGAAAAATTTGTAGCAAAGAAGGCTACTAAAGATAATCCATTAGAAATAATAACCAAAGATGCTAATGGCGTTGAACACACAGAACAATATGTATACATTCCTAAGATACATGAAGAAGATGTATTAGGCACGGGAACAAAAGCTGTTATCAAGTTTGGTGAAAAAGGTGATACGGAAATTCCTATGTACGGGAAACTAGCTGGTAAGCTAGTTAAGCTAGACCAATACAAAGACATGATGCTCTTAAAGAAAATGAGAGAGGATGATGGCTCTAGGTATCTTGGAGAAACATATTTCAAGATAAATAGTTTTTGGAAAAAAACAAAAACTGTTTACAACCCAGCAGTACATATAAACAATTATGTATCTAACTTTACTTTGTTTTACGGAGCAGGTGGCTCATGGAAACAGTTGGCAAAAGTACATACTGACGGGACAGCAAGACAAATATTAGGATTTGAAAGAGGGACAGTCCATTGGGATGACTTACACCCTGACTTACAGTTAATGTATAAACAAGGAATCTTTGGCAGAGATTATATTAGTGCAGAGTTAAGAAGTGTTATTGATATAGGGCAAATAAGCAAAACTTTTGATGTAACAGCAGCTAAAGAATCTAATGATTTTTTATCTTCTGCTTTTTCAACAATTAAGAAACAACTAGAAAGTCCTTTCTTTAAAAAAGCAAAAGACTTAGGGGTAAAAGCTGACGAAAGAGTATCAGGTCTTTACCAGTTAGAAGATAGATTGTTTAGGGTGGCTTTGTATAGAAGCAGATTAAACCAATTAAACCACAACACCAATATGAAATGGTTGCCTGAAGATGCAGCAGGAGAAGCTGTTAAATGGTTTGTGGATTATAATATTAAATCAGAATTTATAAACAATTTAAGGGGAACATTTGTTCCGTTCTTGTCTTATTCGTATCGTGTCATGCCGTTACTTGCAGAGATTGCAGTCAAACATCCTGAAAAAGTTGCCGTTATAGCAGCGTTAGGGTATGCAGCCAACGACATTGGCAGAGGATTGTCAGGTGGTTCGAAGCATGAAGAAGCACAAGAAAGAAAGTTTATGCAAGAATACAACAAAACAAACTTTTTTAGTTTTGGCGCTATGCCATTCGCTAATATAAAAGTAGGCAGTGGAGAAAAACCTAAGTATCTTCAAGTAGGAAGAATGTTGCCTGGGGGTGATGTATTCCAACAAGGAGGAACAACCCCAAACGCACTACCTTTTTTACCAACAGCAGCACAGTTTGGTGGACCAGCCATAGCATCGCTTCAAAATATATTTGGGTACGACCCTTTTACGGGCAGCAAAAGAACATCTGAGGAGTTTGGGATGGGGGCTGCTGGGATTGGGGTAAATAGAGCAGCTAATATTGCAAAAGAATTTATACCAAACATACCTGGCGTTCCTGGTAGTTTCTCATCAAAGAAAATAATGAGAGCATACGAAAGAGAATATGGAGATGCTCCTAAATACAATACATTAGATGACCCACTAACTACCTTAGAAGCATTAGCTAACTCTGTCGGAT